CAAACGTAATTCAATGGCTGGTGGTGGTATGTTGGTGCAACCAGGTTTTGGTGGCGTGAGGCAAGGATACAAAGAAAAAAATTTAGATAGAGCAGCATATAAAAAAATTAGACCAATTACACAAGCTAACATAGACAATTATGCTTTCTTCACAAGCAAAGAGGCTGCTAAACCATATAAGTTTAAAGTTCAATTACCAGGTGGCACAGAAGTTTTTAAAACTAGAAAAGAAGCACAAGCTGCAATAGACGCAGCGCCTATAACTAATAGAGATTATACCGAAGGTTTAATAGATTTTAAAGTTCCAAAAGGTGCAACTAATTTTGATAAAGGAAGAGTAAAGATTCCAACAGATGAGTTTGTTGGAGAGGGAAGAGATAAATCACAAATATTTAAAATACAAAACAAAGATGGGTCTAATGTTAAATATACAGCTTCTGGTGCAGGCGGAGGAAAGAAAAAACTTTACAACTCTATAGAAGAAGTTAAAAAAGCTAAACTTAAATTTTTACCAGATGAACTTGTTAAAGTAAGTTCAAAAACAATAAAAGAGGGAATAAAAGAAGTTACTTATAAAAATAAAAAAACAGAATTTAATTATCATCACATAAGACAGATCGCAGGTGGAGTGCCCTTAACATCAGACGATGTCATGATTATTAATCAAAGAATAAACTCTGCATTAGGAACTAAATATAACCAACCTTTAAATGCAATATCAGCAGCTATTCAAAAAAATAATAGATTAGCGTTAGAGGCTATGAACGCTAAAGAAGAAAGTCTTGCGTTAGAGTATATGAAAAGATCCGATGATCTTAATGCCCAAGCAGAAAAAATTGTAAACAGTGCAATTGATAAGTTACCAAAAAAATACAAAGGCTATGTAGGATTTAATCAGTTTACTCTACCAAGAGATGAGTATGGTTTTCCAATTGGCAACGAGCCAATGTTAATTAAAAAAGTTGGTGGCATGCCAGTGTCAAAAGATGCAATAGATTTAACAAATTTAAATTTAAGAGATGAACAAAAATTTAAAAGTATAGTTAGGCAACAAGCAGAAAAAGGTAAAATTGGTAAAATTGATATTAAAGAAATAATAAAAACTAGAGTAAAACAAGGTCAGGTAAAAGGTCTTATACCTTTTATGAAAGAATTAGGAATCAAGTGTCAACTTTCTACAGGTATTAATTGTATGAATCCAAAAGCATATGAAAAATCTTTAAATGAATTAATTGTAAAATCAAATGCTGGAGATGATGCAGCAAAAGCTAAATTGCTTAAATTTGGTAATAAAGTTTCTAAAGCAGGTAGATTAATAAGAACCTCTTTAGGCCCGGTTGCAATAGCGAGTGAAATTGCTTTGGACGTGGGTTTATCTCTTTACGATACAATGGATAAAGGTGTTCCTATTAAACAAGCTTTTGCTGATTCATTAACAAATAAATATATTTTAGGTCCTGAGTTACAAGTAGATAAACAAGAAGAAATTAAAAAAGAATTATTAGAAAGAGAAATGCCAGATGGCACAAAAATTATGTTAGAAGATACACCTTTTAATCGTCAAAGAGGATTAGAGTTTGCGATGGCAAAACGTGGTGAGACAAAAGCACCATTTATGGCTCAAAGTAAAGAGGCTGATAAACAAAGATTAAAAGAGAGACAAAAACAAATGGATGCTTTGTATGCAGATGAATTAGCGAGTAAAGATTTAAGTAACGAGGAAATAGATGCAGTTTTGGCTGAAGAAGGTGTATACAGTCCCTACACTTTAGGTTTTGGTATGCAACAAAAAAAACCTGGAGAGGGAGAAATGAGATACAATAAAGATGTAGCTTATGATGAGTTAAGAGATCTTTTTAATCAAAGTGTACAAGATGCAATAATCAGTAAACAGTTTAAAAACATAGCTGATGCCGGTGGGGTAGCTAATTTAGCAGGAGGTGGTATAGCAAAATTAGCTGGTGTAGACTCAGGTCCACCACCAGAAGCAGGCCCTAATTCACGGGGGTTGTCATCATTAATGAAACGTGGTACTAACACATAGGAGTATAAATGGCAGAAATCGATAAGGGACTCCCGAACACTAGAACTGAAATAAAAATTCCTTCTGAAGAGGAATTACAAGAAGTTAATGTTCAGGAAGAAACACCAGAAAAAGGACCCGTAGAGGTCATTCCAGAAGAAGACGGCGGCGCAACAATAGATTTTGAACCGGGAGCTATAAATATACCTGGAACAGAAAACCACTTTGATAATTTAGCAGATATTTTACCTGATGATATTTTAGATCCCATTGGTAATGAAATGGTTCAAAACTACATGGACTATAAAGCATCAAGAAAAGATTGGGAAAATTCATATAAACAAGGTTTAGATCTTTTAGGATTTAAATACGAAAATAGAACAGAGCCGTTTCAAGGAGCAAGTGGTGCAACTCACCCAGTTCTTGCAGAGGCGGTCACACAGTTTCAAGCACAAGCATATAAAGAATTATTACCAAGTGATGGACCAGTAAGAACACAAATTATAGGTGTTAAAAATCCTGCAACAGAACAACAAGCACAACGTGTAAAAGATTTTATGAACTATCTTGTGATGGATCAAATGAAAGAATACGAAGAAGAGTTTGACTCTATGTTATTTCATTTACCTCTCGCAGGATCTACATTTAAAAAAGTTTACTATGATGTTCCACTAGGTAGAGCTGTATCTAAATTTGTACCAGCAGACGAATTGGTTGTGCCTTATACTGCAACATCAATTGAAGATGCAGAGGCTGTTATACATACAGTTAAAATGTCAGAAAACGAATTAAGAAAACAACAAGTCAGTGGTTTTTATAGAGATGTAGAATTAGCACCACCGTCTAATGTTGAAAGAAACGAATTAGAAAAAAAAGAAAGAGAATTAGATGGCACTAAAAAAACTGGTAAACAAGAATCAGTTTATACTTTGTTAGAGTGTCACGTTAATTTAGATTTAGAGGGGTTCGAAGATGTAAACTCTGAAGGACCTACTGGAATAAAATTACCTTACATCGTAACAGTCGAAGAAGGTAGCCGAACAGTTCTTTCTATTAGAAGGAACTATGCGCCCGATGATCTAAAGAAAAATAAAATTCAATATTTTGTCCACTTCAAATTTCTGCCAGGACTTGGATTTTATGGCTTTGGACTCATTCACATGATTGGCGGATTGAGCCGTACAGCAACAACGGCTCTCCGTCAATTGCTTGACGCAGGGACATTGGCAAACTTACCTGCAGGATTTAAACAAAGAGGTGTAAGAGTTAGAGACGAAGCATCACCAATACAACCAGGTGAATTTAAAGATGTAGATGCACCAGGTGGGTCTTTAAGAGATGCATTTTTTCCATTACCATACAAAGAACCATCACCAACATTATTACAACTATTAGGTGTTGTTGTGCAAGCAGGTCAAAGATTTGCAGCAATAGCAGATATGCAGGTTGGTGAAACAAAACAAAATGCTGCCGTAGGAACTACAATTGCACTGTTAGAGAGAGGTTCAAGAGTTATGAGTGCGATACATAAAAGATGTTACGCAGCTATGAAAGATGAGTTTAGAATTTTATCCAAAGTTGTATCACAATATTTACCACCAGAATATCCATATGATGTAGTTGGTGGACAAAGAAATATTAAGCAAGCAGATTTTGATCAAAGAGTAGATGTAATACCTGTTGCAGATCC